GTTAGTTGGGTCGATAGCGCAGTAACGATCCTCTTCTGGAAGGTTATTAATATCCATCTGTTCAGCAGCTGAGAATAAAGCAGTTGCTAAGTCTGTACCTGTAACAGCAGCAACCGCAGCAGCTGTGTTGGCTGTACCTGACTTAAGAATCTTTACTCTTGTACCACCTGGAAGATCAGTATTAGGGTTAGTCGCTGTTCTTGCAGCCTGTGCGATCATAGCTGCTACGTTCTGGTCAAAGGTATATGCTAAAGCATTTCCCATTTGAACAGAATATTGAGACCTAACATCATAGTGGTTCATAGCCTCGTCTACGTCCGCTATGAAAACATTACTTACAAGTTTGTCGTCAATATTAATTACGGCCTCTGCGTGCTTAATAGCATTACCTGTTAGCTGTGTGCCAGGGCTATGATAGCTGGTGCTAGAGAGTCCGACTATTGGGAACTGTGCTGATTTACCAGAGCTTATAGTTCTGACTGTATGCAAGTCCTCAAAGATAGTTGCTTTACGGAAGGCAGATAGTACCTCTCCTGCAAAGGTTTTAAGAAATAAATCTTTTACACCTGT